TTAACTAACATGAATCTTTAGTATTTACTCTGTTATCACGATTGTATATTGTATTATTATGTCGCAACAACTAGACATCGTCGTAAATCCCCTCACGGGCCTTCCTGTAGACGACCAGGAACTAACATCACTAACTGATCTTTGCCTTACGCAGAGTCATTTAGAATCGGAAATCGAGTGCCTCGAAGCCAAACTAAAGGAACGCAAAGCACAACTAGAGAACGTCTCTACTAAGCTTATTCCTGATCGGATGGATGCACTCGGTATGAAATCCCTTACACTCAGCAATGGTCGTAAGGTAGAAATCAAACCGTTCTACTATGCGAAGCTCCTTGATGGAGCATTCAAGTGGCTAGACGAAAACGGTCACGGTGGTATCATCAAGACCGAAGCCATCCGCCAGTTCACACGCGACGAGCGTGAATCAGCTCTTGAATTCATTCAAGAGAACCCAGGTTTCAGACTGTCTGAAAATGTACATCACTCCACACTTGGCGCATTCGTGCGCGAAGTATATGGCAAGGGTGAAACACTTCCAGAAGCATTATTCTCCGTATACCAGGGGAGCCGGACAAAGCTCTCCTAACTAAAAACAAAACAATGGCAAAACAAGCAAAACAATCGGACCCTCAAGAGGGTGTAGCAGCGTATAATTGGGAATCCCACGAAGGTCCTAGCGGACTGGAGAATCTTGGTCAACAAGATCTGGGCATTCCAATTCTTACAATCGTACAAAAGGGATCTGCTGAATATGATGCAGATCACGTAGACCACGCAAGTAAGGCAATCCCTGGAGTTAAGGTTGGTGACATCATCAACACTGTAACCCGTGAGATCCTACATAGCGAAGGCAAAGACCCTGTACGCGTAACACCTTACTTCTACAAGTTGGTGTATCTCGAATGGCGTCCAAAATCCGCGGGTGGTGGCATCGTCGCTACCCATATCAATCCAAACATTCTTAACAGTGCTAAGCGCGATGAGAAGACAGGTAAAGATGTGCTGCCTAATGGCAATAACATTGTTACTACTGCTTACTTTTTTGTTCGTCTTCTGCAAGGTGCAGAATCGATTGGCGATGCACTCATGACTCTTACTAGTACTCAGCTTAAGAAGTCTCGTGTGTGGCTTAACATGATGAAGACGTTCACTGGTCCTAATGGCAATACGCTTCCTATGTACTCACGCGCTTATTACCTGTCCACTATTCCGGAGTCTAACTCCAAGGGAACGTGGCGTGGTTGGAAGATTGAGGCTGCTCCACAACCTCATACTGAAGCGAGTCTTATTACAAGTCTCGTTAATGCGGTTCGCGAGACCAATGAGAACTCTAACCTTCTGATTGGTAACCAATCCAATCATATCGAAGAAGACATTCTCTAACTAAAACCTTGCTATGCAGCCGGCACTGGTGTAATTCGCCAGTGCCGGTTATTAGCACTCTATATTATTACCGATTATTGTTTATTGTAATATGCACCCTTACGCTAGCCAGTTTGCTACTATATTCGAAGGATTTGAAAATGCCTATGGCGTTTACATGATAAAGAAATCCTCATATGACGAATCAGGTAAAGTTAAGGGCAAGGCTGCTTCATTAGTAGGAGAACCCACTACAGAATTATGGAGCAAACACCTTGACGGAGAACAGGGTCTTGGGATAATCCCGATCAACTCCAATAATAAGTGTAGGTTCGGCGCCATTGATGTTGACGACTACGCTGTAACACCCGAGACTATAGAAGCTCGAGTACGCAAGCACGGCCTACCTCTTGTAGCTTGCAGAACCAAATCAGGTGGTGTACACCTGTACTGTTTTACGACTGATTATATCCCAGCTACTATGATGAAGCTGAGGCTCGGAGAATTCGCTTCCATACTCGGTGTGGGCGGATCCGAGATTTTCCCAAAACAATCCGAACTATTAGTAGACCGTGGTGATGCCGGTTCATGGATCAACATGCCATACTTCGGTGGATCAAACACGGATCGTTATGCAATTAAAGAAGGTGGGCCTGTCAAAGACATTGGCGAGTTCCTTAAACTTGTGCAGCATAAGATGGTCGACCCTGAGACCCTGAATGCGTATGAATCAGCACCTAAAGATCCACTTGGTAAAGACGCTCCTCCATGCTTAAACTGCTTATGCCATCAGGGATTCCCTGAAGGTACTAGGAATAACGGGTTGATGCAGTTAGGTGTTTATGCCATCATGAAGAACCCTGACAAGTGGGCACTCGATTTAGATGAGCTTAATAATAAATTCATGGATCCGCCTTTGCCTTCTACCGAAGTGCAAGGTGTTATTAAGTCGCTCAAGAAAAAAGAGTACAGATATATGTGCTCATCGCAGCCCATGGCTTCATACTGTAACCGCAACAAGTGTCGCACAGTTAAGTATGGCATTGGACCTTCAACAGGCATGCCAGCTATGGGCACACTTACCAAGTATGAGTCCTCTCCACCAGTGTGGTTTATCGACATCGAAGGCGGCGGCCGTATCGAACTAACCACAGATGATCTTCAGAATCCAGTGCGCTTTCAAAAGGCTTGTATGGATCAAATGAATATCATGCCGCCAGTACTAAAGCGTGAGAACTGGTCCGAGATTGTAGGTTCACTGCTTGAGACAGTAAACATTGTGCACATACCTCATGAGTCCACACCTGCTGGTATGCTTAGATCTTACCTCGAAGACTTCATTAACGTAAAATCATCTGGCCACGGCGAGCGTGATAAAGATATTCTTGTTGCTGGTAACGTCTGGATTAACCAAGACTTCGCCCACTTCAGACTGCGTGACTTTGTAGATTACCTGACTGTAAGACGATTTAACGAATTCAAGTCTTCTAAGATCGCTGTCATCCTAAAAGATATGAAAGCAGAACACGTGTTCTTTAATATCAAGGGCAAGGGCGTTAACTGCTATAAGATCCATGCTAAGAAATGGATCCAAAAATCTCCTTTCGAAATACCAAAACAGAATGAGTCAATTATCTAATTGGAACCCCAGCAAAGTAAAGCTATTTCTCGGTCCACCTGGAACAGGTAAGACCACCACCCTGATGCAGCAGTTATCAGACTGCTTGATCTATTATCCTCCTAACAGAATCTGTTTTGTCGCCTTCACAAAGCGTGCAGCTACTGAAGCAGTGACACGTGCTGCTGAAAAGTTCGGTCTTAGTTCCGAGGATCTTACTTACTTCAGAACTCTACATAGCTTTGCATTCCGTCAGCTCGGTTACTCTACCAAGATGGTCATGAGTGTAGGCGATTACATTAACATCGCACGTTCTCTAAACTTACACATCTCCTATCGCGGTCTCAAAGACGATGGATCTTTCCACGGACAGACGAAAGGCGACCGCTTGTTATTCCTTGCTAACCTTGCACGCATCCAGGAAAAGACTATCCAGCAGGTACATGCTGACTGGGTTGACGAGAACCTAAGTGTGTACGAGATCCAGCAAATGCAGGAAACTATTAACGCCTACAAGCTAGAGACAGGCAAGCAAGACTTTACTGACATCATCGAGCAGTTTATTAAACATGGTAACGTACCACCATTTGACGTTCTATTTGTAGACGAAGCACAGGACTTGTCTCCTATCCAGTGGAGTATGGTTGCTAAACTAGCAGAGCATACTGGCGAAGTATATGTGGCTGGTGACGATGACCAAGCAATCTTTAAGTGGGCTGGTGCAGATGTAAACCAGTTCATCAACCTGCCTGTAGGTAGGACAGTGGTTCTCGATCAAAGTTATCGTGTTCCTTCTAAGATAGCCACATGTGCGAATGCAGTCATTAGCCAGGTATCTAACCGCTTATCTAAAGTGTGGAAGCCAAGATTAGAACTAGGCATCGCTAAGTTTATATCAGACATCGACCAGCTGGATCTAAGTACAGGGTCTTGGCTATTACTGGCACGTAACTCTTACTTGCTAAAAACCTATCAAGAGCTTTGTATGCGCAAAGGTTATGTGTTCGAATCTTCTGTCGAGAATCCAATCGACCCTCAACTCCTTGCTGACATCCGTGTATGGGAACGCTTACGCAACGGCGGTATAGCTACTGTGTCTCAAGTCTTATCTGTTTATGAATGGATGACATCACGAGTTGGCGTGCAGTATGGCAAGAAGTCCAGACTTAAAGAAGCAGATCCAGAGCGTACTATTAACATCCTCGATCTTGAACGTGATTTCGGTTTAATTACTACAGCAATATGGCACGAGGCATTTGACCGCATCGACTCTTACCAACGCGAGTATCTACTTACTGCTCTCAAGCGTGGTGAGAAGCTGACTGGCGAGGCGCGCATACGCATTAACACTATCCATGGAGTTAAAGGCGGCCAAGCAGAAAACGTGGTTGTGTTCATGGACATGGCACAGCGCACTTATCGTGAGTACAAGAATAATCCAGAAGACGAAGCACGTGTCTGGTATGTAGCGCTTACCCGCGCCATCAATGCTCTCTACGTTATACATCCTTCTACGCCTAATCACTATCCCCTAGACACCATCATAAGAGGTCACTAGCGTCCACGATAAATTATCTATCGTAATCCTAGAGACCACCAGGGATAATATCAATGACATCACACACCTCTCAAATTCCCCGTTAAATACCATGGACCACGCATTCCAATACAAGACAACACCGTTTAACCATCAACGCAATATATTCGAACAGACTCGCGATTACCAGTACTACGCTCTCTTCTGGGAGATGGGCACTGGCAAGTCAAAGGTTGTTATCGATACAGCACAATGGCTATTCGTCAATGAGAAGATCGATTCAATAATCATTACCGCAGAGAAAGGTTACTACCTTAACTGGATTCTAAACGAGTTCCCAACCCACTGGCCTGAGCATCTACCTGTGCGCGTAACAGTGTGGAGTTCGTATACTACAAAGGCAAAGAAGGATGAACTAGCTAATGGCCTAGTCCCTGTCCCCGGTGTACTCGATATTCTCATCGTTAATATCGAATCACTGTCAGGTAAGAACATGGGTGGCAGTAAGTATACCGAACAGTTTCGTGATGCTCACAGTTCTACTATGATGGTTGTGGACGAATCTACTACAATCAAGAGTCCTACTGCTGGTCGCACTAAGCAGTGTATTGCTATTGGTAAGCGTTGCCAGTATCGTCGTATCCTTACTGGTACCCCAATCACACAGTCGCCCATCGACCTGTTTGCTCAGTGTGAGTTCCTAAAGCTGGGTGTTACTGGATTCAAGAGCTTTACTTCGTTCCGTGCTTACTACTCTATCATGCAGCCCATGCAGATCGGTTACAATCGACAGATCATGCAGACAGTAGGTTATCGTGAGCTTGATGATTTGGCCAAACGCATTCAGCCATTCTCCTCACGGCTCTTAAAAGCAGACTGTCTTGATTTGCCTGACAAGGTCTACGCTCCAATCTACGTAGAGTCTACAGACGAGCAGGACCTACATAATAACCTGCTTAAGAAAGCCATGATGACGAACATCGGACAGGGTCTTGTTACTGTAGAGAATGCTCTAAGTGTGCTGACTAAAACGCTTCAGATTGCTGGCGGCCACTGCAAGGATGATGAAGGTAACGTTCAACGTGTAAAGTCTAACAAGCAAGAACGCCTTAAGCAACTCATCGAGGATCTTCCTGCTGGTACCAAGGCTATCGTATGGGGTTACTTCCAAGAGGATATGCAGATCATCCAGGAAACTCTTAAGGGTATCTGCCCGGTGTATGAGGTATCTGGTCGCGTAGAGGGTGAACAGCGTGAGAGCAACATTAAGAAGTTTAGAGAAATACCCGGAACGTCTGTGTTCCTTGCTTCACCACGTGTAGCCGGCAAGTCCCTGACCCTTGTCGAAGCTACTGTATCGATCTATTATTCCAACGGCTTTAACCTTGAGCATAGGCTCCAATCAGAGGATCGCAACCACCGCATTGGTCAGCGTAATAAGGTTACCTATTACGACCTGATATGCCTGAACTCACCCGATGTTAAGGTGGTTCAGGCACTTAAGATCAAGGAGGTTGTCTCACGCCAGGTGCTTGATAAGATCGAAGCGTTCTTCGATTACCAAGTTGCGTTATAGTCGCGTGTGTCAAGATGAACGAAGGTAGGATACTTGCCGATTCCACCGACAAACTTACCTTCGTTCCTCCATTTACGTAACACAGCTGATACAGTTGCAGGACTTGTACCTGATACCATAAAGTCTACTGCTTTAAACTTAACGTGCATAGATCCATCTGGCGAACCAATTGCTCTGTTATATGGTAGAGCCCGATAAGTAGAGGATATTTCTAGGCTCTTACCAAAATGTTCTCGAAGATCATCAAGTATCTTAATAGTAGGAACGATGTTTATCCACAATTCGCGAGGTGGAGTAGAGTTCTTAACTCCGTTTCTGACCTTGCTAAAATACCAGGTTAACTCATCTGATTTAAAATGCTTAAAACCCTGACGGTCAAACCATGAGGTAAACGATTCATTAGGTCTTGGTTTCATTTGTCAGGGTCTTGGAGTTATTACTTGGTTGCTGTAACAGTTATAATCTCGGTAGCGGCCGTAACACTGTACTGGTCAATGCCGCGCTGCTCAACCACAGTTACCGTACCGTCAGGTAAGGTTGTTGTAGTAACAGTTGAGACACAGGAAGCTAAAGCTAAAATGGCAAGAGCAAGGATGGTTTTCATTATGTGGAAGGGGTTGCATCTTTTGACAAGTAGCCGAGAACGGCAAGGCTGACAGGCAAGATCCACGTCTTCCAGTCAGCAATCGAGTTGCCGTCCTGGACAGTGGTTTGAATAGTAGCGGCGATGGCTGCAAGCAGTCCAATTATTGTAGTTTTCATAGGTGTCGATTTTTGTAGAGACAGGTTCCAAGTCCGCAACCCTTGCTTAGACGATCCACATCATCCTGGAGTTTGGTTACAATAGTGCGAAGTGTAGCAATCTCGGTGGACAACGATTTATAAATGATTGCGGCAAGACTTGAAATAACAGTGGCGAGTGCAAGAAGCACCATTAGTATCCATTCGGTTGGGATAGTCATTGTTCAGAAAGTTTGATTGTTTCGGGATCGAGGTTGATGCGAGCTTCCAACCCGCCAAGCGTTGCTATGATAGTTTGAAACTCAGGAAAGTCCACTGGAGTTTGAGGTGGGTTTCCGATCAGTGGGGTGGCGAGTAGGCTGTCATCGCATGGGATGAAGTGCATTCCTGCGTGTTCTCCGCTTTGGATAGGGATGCTGCCAGCCAGCCAGAACACGGGCATACCACGGCTTGTCTGCGCTTCTGCGATGGCAGCGTTGGCGGCTTGTGCTTGTTCTTGCGTTGTGATGTATCCGATCATGGTTTAGGGAAGGGTTAGACCTGTGACTGTTTCCCAGAGAGTTTTTAGAGCAAGAGTGTATGCTAGGTCGTTAGCCTCTGACATATTTAAGCCCATTGAAAAAGCTGCCGTCTGCGCGGAAGAGGCTGGGGAATATCCGTTTGACTTTAAAAACCAAACATTTTGATCGGTGAATCCCCCAACCCCCAGCGCACCACTTGTTCCACGCTCCTGTACCGCCGAAATAGAGATTCTATTCTTAGCGGTTCCAGATGAACTATTACCAAAAATACTAAGAATCGAGTATGGAGTATTAACCAAAACAGACAAATAGGTATTAGCTAAAACGATTTCAGGTTCCCCATCGTTAAAACTTGTATAGGTGTTAGTTACACCGAATGATCTATCATTATAATTATCCCCACCAAAGGGTGAAGTCTTATACACCACGGCAAAGTGATAAGAGTCTTTGGTTATGCCAATAGAACCAAACGTAGTGTTTGTATCCATGTAGCCACCGGAAAAAGAAGATTGCACATAACCCGCAGCATGAGTGACTGCACCCCCAGTCCACGTTCCCGTTGCCAGCGACTTCATGCAGATCGCGTTTGCCGCTGCAAGACCCCACACAGGAAAGTAGAGACGCTTGATGCCGTCCCAGCGACCTGCTGCAATCTCAGCAGACATAAAGGACGATATGGCTGCTTGCTTTGGTGCAGTCACGGTAGCACCTGCGGCTATTAGGGCTGCGACGTATGCGGCTTCAGGACCAACAGCGGCAGTTGAGTAAAGGCCGGGAATCCTTCCGGGATGCAACCCTCCAATAACACCTGTGCCGATTAAGGCATTAGCACGGGGTTGCCAAGGGTTAAGCATTCCTTTATCGAATAACATTAGGAGATTGGGACAAAGTTTGCGCGAATTTCAGTAGTGCCAGAAGCGTTAGTAACAGTAAGACGGACTAAAGATCCAGATGGAATTAACGTTTGCTCTGTATGTGCGGTCCACGATCCACCAGTAACACCGTCAAATTCGTTAACTATGTCACTTTTTACAGTCATAGTAACTGTTGCCCCACCAAAAGTATGTTTAAGGGTAAACAGCAAGGCTTTTCCAGGTTTAACAATGATGTCATAATCACCGTTAACTTTCATTGGATTGTTGGTATTTAAATTCATAATATAATAGCAGCGATTAGGGTTGCAAGATCGTTAACAGACAAGAGGGTCATCTCACCTGTTGAGGCATTAAAATAAACAAGTTTGTCTTTCCGATTAAATGCTGTGGGCAATGTGGTTGAATTGCTAAGGGGTTCAGTTACTGGAAACTTTAAAGCGTTAGATTGTGCAGCTAGTTGCTGTGTCATCTGAACTATAAGGTCCATCCGTATCTCATGAGCCTCTGAATCAAAGGCGTCATTATTGATATAATTAGTAAGCTGTTGGTATGGAACTATGCGAGCAATAGTCAGGGTCTTGGTGGATGGGAGAGCTACAGTAAGAGTCGCCGCTCCACCAGCAGGGTTGTTAACACCAGTAAGTGTGTAGTCTGTTCCAAGAGTTAAGGTTACCTGAACGCCTGCAGTGTCTACAGTGTAAAGATAAATATGGGAGTTAGAATAAAATGGAAAAGAAATAGCAAATACCGTAGCAACATTGTTGCCGACATACTGTGCTAATCTTACTGTAGTGCTTATCATTTTACTGCGTCTCTTGGATCGATAATAAATTCTTGCCCTTGTTCTTCAACTGATTCTGCCATGCGATCGACGAAACCTTCGCTCATCATTTCCTGCATGTTCCAGAGGATAAAATAATCAATGACAGGACGGATGTAAAACAAATTGATAAAAGGAGTATTGTTTGTTACGACGTTCGATATATCCCTAGTTGGATCTTCTCCGCGAATTGCTTTGGCAAACCCTGACGTGATTGGATCTAGCTGTCCAAATACAGGACCAGCCATAGCACCAGTAAACGTGTTATAGTTCTGGTCGTATTCTGTAAATAAGAAATCGCCAAGGATACCAGCACCACCACCACGTAGGAAAGCATCGTTTACCGTATCCCAGTTAATACCACCATCCATAACTAGTGGTTTCGGTGTGCGTCCTTTAACAGTATCTTTTAGTATGCCTGATAGGTATCCACCGATTGTAGTCATGGCAATAAGTTGTGCCAAAGCAAATTTACCTTTGTGGTCGTTCATAAGCCAGTCGCTTATTGTATTTGATCCACGACCATAGACTTCGCGTCCAACGACTTTTCTTAGAACAGTTACTGGAAACGACTTAAACATACTAAGCATGCGCAGGGTTTCACCTAATGGTGTACCAGCCTGTGTACCAAAAGTAAGATACTTCCGTTCTGCAGCACCGGGAGTAGGAACAGCCAAGTCAATGCGGTCTGTAAAGTAAGTTCTTAGTTTCTGCTCAAGCTGATCAAGCACCCTTGTCCTTGCTTGGGGTGTCACCTTCCAGCCTTTTGCGTTAACGAGGTTATCCACGACATTTAACGGGAGACTTTGAATGGATGATGGTGTGACATAAAATTCCCCGTTAGGTGCCTTTTCCGTACTCTTACGTAAAGCTTCCCATTCTACATCACCAATGTCATACAGGGACAGGGTTCTGGAGAGGTCTGGATCAAGATCTTTGAATGCCTTATTTGTATTACGACCAAGGTTATTTGCCATCAATTCGCCTGCAGTAGACTTGTGGACATCGTTCCACCAGTTCATGAAGTTAAGGCTATAGAATTTCTGCTGGACCTTGTTTAGCTTTCCCATTCCCTGAGAGTGAATCGTATATCGAGACATAGTGTTACCGATCATGGAGTCAAGACCGATACCCATTTGATGAAGAATTTCTTTTTGCTGTGGAGAACGAGCAAACATACCCGTAATGTTCTTGCCAAACGTTTCCATTTGAGAAAGTCCTTGGAATGACATCTCAGATTGTAAGAATGCTTTATCTCCGATAGAGCTAAGAACGACTCCACCCATTTTAGATAGTTGAGTTACAATCCTAATACTACTAGAAATCTTATCTAGCGTAATGTTGGCAGGATATTCGTTCTCACCAGATACTTCAGACCATGCTGCTTTAATACGCCAGTCGTCTATGCGCTTAACTTGCTCAGCGGCGTCCTCACGAGTGCGCGCCTCCTTGCGAAGATCGTTAACAATCTCTTGATACGTTTGCTTAGGGTTCGGTCCAAAGGTTTCCATCAGTGTGATGTTACGTGAACGGAACAGCATATCATTTAGAAGACCATCAGAGAAGTTTTTAGAACCAAACATCTGATTGTACTCAAACGAAGCATTGGCATCTTTAAAGTGCAAGACCCTGCTTGCGGAAGCTGAACGGGCCATAGATCCATGAGCAAAGAACTCAGCAATCTCGGCTTCACCAGATGGGGCTCCATGAACTCCAGTGTAAAGACTTTCGTGAACTTTTTCCATGAAGTCTTTAGGTGGAAGTCCTCTGAAGGTTGCTTGATGGTCAAGTAGCGGAAGCACAACTTGATACCACTTTTTAAAGGATTCAGCTTTGCTTAACTTGCCATTGGCATCTTTACCTAATTTCTGAATTTCTCCAGTGTCATGACTTTGACGCATGATATAACCGTCAAGATCACGAATGTATGCACCAGCTCTGTTCTGACGTGACACCATTTCTTTACGGACACGATTGTATGAACTAGCAATCTTAAGAGCAGAATCATTTTTAGATATGCCTGGTGTTCCACCTTTCTTATTAAGCTCTGAAATTTCCTGATAAATCTCACGATCAAGTTTACCTGATCTGAACTCTCTCATTATTCCGAGCTGTTCAATCTCTGCAATAAACGATCCGAAATACTGATTGTACATCGCACGAGCTTTGTAGTCTACGCTGAGTCGTGCACCTGGCTTAGATAAGTTTCCCCCTTCAAGAAGAGACTGAAGTCCCTCGCCCCACGTATCAAATTTCTTAACTGCTTCTTTTACCTCGCGTTTTGCGTTAATAGTTAGCAACCGATTACGCTCATTAACCTTGGCTTCAAACTTTACTGAATTTATGATTTCGCCTTCAATTTCCTTAAGGGCGTCTTCAAGTTTCATTTTGGTTTTAACCACACGATTATTGGCAAGATTATTGATACGCACTACAAGCTCGTCGGCTTGGACGTCGGTCATTTTCTTATCACGGACGAGGGACTTGATCCCTTTGGTACAATCAGATACGGATTTACGGGCCATTATAGTAGTAAGCAGTTAGAGACTTTTTGAAGGAGCGGTGCGTTTACATCAGCAGAAGACATTTTCTGAACAGATTTAAGATAGTCAGTAGGTTTGCGGATACCTTGTTTAACCATTTCAGAATAATCTTGAAGGACTTCGTCTAAAAGAGTAGTCGTTCCTTTTTGACCTTCCCAGGTTGTTTTCATGAAAAAGAACTCTCTGAAAGTATCGACAAAGGATTCAAGTAAGGTTTTAGGAGAACCCTTAACTGCAGGAATTGATTGTAAGAAAAGTTGGAATGTTCGATTTGTTAATCCTTCTGCAATAAATTCGTCAAAGTTAAGTAGTCCGTAAAAAGGTACTTCAAGTTCCTTAAAGAAAACTTCGTCATTACCGTTAAGATATTTTCGAAGATTACCATCATAATCAGTTTCAAACTTTTTAACCGCTAACTCATAGGCTTGTACAAGTTTTGCCATAGGTTTATTCTTGGTTTTCTTGCTGTAATCAATCAGCGACTTTAGGTAGTTATCTCCTTTTAGAACCGTGGTCCTAACAGATCCCATTGTAGAGGAAAGATCTTTACGGAAACGGCGAACCGCTGAACCATGAACTAATTCATGCAAAAATGTTTTTGGGGAAGAAGATCCGTTCAGGGTTATAGTATCAATTGAGGCATCGTACAAACCCCAAGCGTTCTCATTTGTCATAAGATCTTTGTCAAACCGTACAGGAATTTCGTTAAGAGTCGGGTCAATTTCAAGAAGTGTATCAAACGCTTTTGCAATATCAGGCATGTACAACCGAAAACCCTCAACAAGTAAGTCAGTACTAGTTTCATATTTTCCACCAAAAAGTGGTGTGTTAGTAAGTTTATGCCACTGGTCGAAAGTAAGATCGTTACTAAACATTCTAAGTTTTTCTGCTCGTGAGTCCCACTCACTTTTAGTAGGTTGTTTAGAGGGGAAGGTGTCTTTCGGAACAAACTGAATTTGTTTTGGATCAGTAGCAATCCAGAAACCCGTGTCAATAGTATAGGCCCCATCATAACCTTGAGCAACCAATTCATCAAGAGTAAGATAGTTAGCTTCTTCTTGGCCTATTTTTTTAGGGTTAGTTATGTTTACATATACCTCATAAATTTCTCCTTCAGGATAATTTAACGCATAGGTTGAGGCATAACTAGACATGAACTCATCTTCCTGCACACCTTTTTCGCCTTTATTTGGGGTAAACCATATCCCTTCTGAATGAAGAGAATTTTGCTTGTATGCAGAACCAGGTCTCTTTAATTGATCAAACGATGTAATTCCTTTTTCCCCACCATGATATAGTTTTATAAGGTTACCGGATTTATCTCTAACTTTGCTATCTGGCATTAACTCATCAGCAAATTTTTCCCACTCAGGATCAAACTTATCTTCTGATAAAGGCACGGTGTCTGGACGATCATCAATAAAACCTGATTCAGAAAACTCCTGACTAGTTTTATCAAAAATTGCTTCTCTATCAGGTACTCCAATTGTAGAACCTTCTTGTATTTTATTAAGAACTTTTGGATTTCTTTTACCTAAATCTTCAAAAATTGAATTAAGCTTTTTTTGTAAAGACGTATCTTGTATAATTAGTTGTTGAAAATCAGCAAATGTTTCTTCTGCAATCTCATCTGCATCATCACCAAAATCAATCTTATTTTCTTTAGTTATTATACCTACCTCTTTATCCGTTGCTTCTTCTACAAGCTCTCTAATCTGCTTTAAAAATTGTTCGTCACCATAAACTATATTAGCATTTAATTTAATACTGTCATAAGGGTCATAAAAATAATCCTCAAGATCGCTTAGTTTAATTTGAACTTTTTGTTTGTTAGGTATCTCCCCGTCAGGGGTGTATTTAGACATGAAATCATTTTTATCTGTAAAACTAAACCACATTGGTCCTTTAGATGAAGTAAAATCTTTCTCGGAATAATGGGTTAACATAGTTGGTTTTGTACCAATACTAGTATCCGCCATGCGACCAGTCATCTTATTCCAGTCTTCTTCTTCAAGATCTAGTCCGCGTAGGAAGTCTAGTTCTTCATCCATAGCGGCAAACTCTGCTTCGTCAGGTTGATCACGGTGCGGTTTAATTTGTTCTTGTGGAACCATCTTTCCGTCGTCGATTTCTTTCTGAAGTATCTGTGCTCGGGCCTGAGCTTTCTTTTCTTCACGTGCTTTATAGTCAGCAATCGCTTGCTGATTGCTGGCTACTTTATTATTAGCCTCTCTAACAATACGATATTCGTAAGCAGACTTAATACTATTTTGATCGAATGCAACATAAATATCGTCAAGTGGTCCACCGTCAAAAGTGTTCCTAATAACTACACCGTCGTGACCAGCAGCCTTTGCTTCAGCAATAACTTGCTTGTAAGTTTGTGGACGATGAAACTCACCATTAAAGTCAACGATTTTTGGATTCTTCATTGACACCATGAACGCACTTACGTTGCCGCCTTCACGGAAAACAGAGTCAACACCTAGGCGGTCAGCAGCTTCATTACCAAGTGCTTCGATCTCAGACTTAAGAATTTCATTTGCTTCATTTGGATTCTCTCTAAGTTCTTTTTGTATCACGTCCATCCTATCCATAATGTCCGATACACGTGGATCATTCTGAAATTCCGATTTAAGAATATAGTACTGAGAAGTTTTTGGACTACCAGCAAAGAAAAATCCTTCTTTTGCACTGCTAGCACCTGTGTTCTTACCAAGAGTTGTAGGATCAAATTGATCGCCCTGCCAAGTACGTCCATGATAGACAATTACCGGTAAACCATTACCATCGACAAGCTTGTTGCCTTTATTAAACTCGTACAGATCTTTTTGCTTTGGTGAAAGAGTAGCGTAGTTTTCCTTAAATTTGGCATCAGCAGCATCATAATCTCTGACCGTGTTGGTCAGGGTCTTGGTTGCACCTACCTCATCATCTAAGTCAACATACCTACCTGGATCAATATCTCGTCCACGTAAAAAGTCATCCTGTGCACCAGCCATCATGTTCTCTTGGGTCTCAGGTGTAAGACGCCGTTGCATATTACGTATCCCGTTAACGCCAAGTCGAAGTGTGTTTATGCCTGCACCAAAGACACCACCAAGAGCGATGTTAGTAACAAAGTCACTTCCTGTGTAGTCAATCTCGCTTTGCTGATTTGAAATCATTAGCGGAATTTCAGTGATTGCTTGACCAACTGTTCCTTCAATAATAGCCGCTGTATAACCTTTCATGGCTAATCCACGAGCGGCAAGAACTTCCTCTGTAACTAGTCCACGAGCAGCGATTCGTGAAACTACACTTGTTGCTTGAACAGCTTTGGCCCCAGACCCCACAATAGGTAAAAACATAAGTGGAAGATCGACTGGACTTAAAATCGACCCAAGAAACTGAACTCCCATACGACCAGCAATACGACCGGCACCAGTTGTACCAGCTGCAAGAATAGCCTGACGATCGTTCTCTGCTATCTTTCTTTCAACAAGCAGACTCATTTCATCGCTAGTAGGATCGTAGTCGAAATTTATATTGACGCCTTCATTTTTTGCCCAGTCAATAGCTTCTTTACGAGGAATATATGGGTTAAGTTCTGGATCGTATTCTTTTGCTAAGCTATACTCTGACATGCGATACAGAGAAGTTAGAAATTGCTCTTTTATCCCCTGCTCGAATGCAGTAGAATAGAAAGTACTTGATGGAATATCTGACTTTGCGCTAGGCAAAGCCGATCCGTTTACTGTAGAAAAAAGCATGCTCATCGTGTAAATTGCCAGAAGGCTCCGGTTTTAGGGTATTGAGGTTTTCCAATTTCTTCGTCAGAAGTTCTTGGTGTTAAATCTTGTGGGAAGTCAACAAATTTATCTGTTTCCTTCCACGACCAGGTATCTGGAGTAAGTCCTTTAAGTTCCATTCCTTCCATTGAAAATCCCTTACGTGTGTAACTTGGAACATTTTTAAGAGGAAGTCGAAAGAATCTACCTTCTTTATCTCGTAAATCTACTCGTTGACCGGAATCACTTTCAACAGTAACACGCCAGTAAGCTCCACCAGGTTCAGGATAATAAGATCCAGTTTTTACGAGTTTATTATAGATAAGACTACGTTGTTTGTCTTTAGCACCGACCTGCACAAATCCGGGAAACTGATTCTCGTCTATATCATCGGGGTGGATATTAGCAAGAGCAACACCCATGCGTTGTCCGTAATTGTCAATTTCAGTCTCTGAAAGATTTCGTGAGAATCCTTCAGGCTTTACTGGAATCCAGATTGGCGGACGATCTTCTTTCCAAAAACTGTAAGAGTAGTCTACTAGTTGCCCAGGTTGATCAAAACGACCTGCCTTGCCCAGCTTAGTAGGTTTCATCGTTGAGGCAAGGATACGGTTAATGGAAATATCTACGGCATCTTCAATCTTCTTACCTTTAGCTACCATTACTTTTACGTCAGTTTCAATGGCGTTAAAGTATCCTTTAACTTCGTCAGCACGCTGGTCCTGTGGTCCGATAATAGTATTTTTAAAGGAGTTCCATAAACCATTAGAAGAGATCGAAGTTTTTACTTTAGAAGCATCTACTTTATTCATCTCAGTTAATGAATCAAGTGAGCGAAGGTTACCAATAAACTCTGGAAGCCATGGTTGATCACGATTCTGAAACACAATAGCATACTCAGCTTTAATCTTGTTCTGAGGTATTGTCATCAGATCAGATATTGCTTGAGCTCTTAAATCATCTGAAGGATACTTGGACAGAATAGAATCTACCACCTGAATGACATTGTCAATATCGGCACCGTTAATCTGGGCAGATGCATTATCAGCCTCGTTTTTAGTCATGATACGCCACTCATTGCGTGGGCGGTTCATGTAACGTGTAGGGTCCTCACCTTCACCAGCAGCACCCTGGGATCTAAGAATAGCGCGATAATACTGCTCTCTAGAAGCAACAGCTTGATCCATAGTTGGAACTTGCTTTATGCCAGCAACATCTGTTTTTACAGAACCGTCTAGAGAAATAGGAGCTTCACCAACACCTGTTCCTCTTTCAGTACCACGCATAGGAAGTATACTTGGTAAACCTTCATCGGTTTCATTAAACTGTAAAGCCTCCATATCAGTCCCGATGGTCTGAACAGTTGGATTATTTTCTATTTGCCAAGCTACTGGATCTTCATTATACAAGCGAGAATCTTCAATTAAAGCTGGTGCAACAATAGAGGCAAAAGCCCGAAGTTCTTTTTCAGTTTTACGGGTATCCTCAAACTCTTTAGCAAGCCTTAACTTTTCAGCAGGGATCATGCTTTTTGTTTCAGCAATAAACCCGTGAGAATCTAAAGAAGCCTGCGCAGTCTGGTCATCGCGCTGCTTCATTAGCTGGGCTTCCTCGCCAGGATAAATCATTTGATAATCCTCAATAGGTAACGATTTGTAGTTCCCTGTTCGTTCTGCAGCAATCAGTGATTTTTCACGAACAGTGTTAAAGTCTTCTTTAAGAAGTAGTGAACCTGCCGTTTTCTTAGTCTCTATTTTATTTAGCAACGACTGGCGCGTTTGCTGATCGATGTAGACACCGTTGTTATCAATAAGCCATTTGGCCTTATCTGGAGATTTTTCTATAAGAGCAAGAGCAGTATCTACCATTCTACGGGTAACCATTGCTTTTGCTTCATTAGGAGCAACTTCTCCATATAATTCAATAACATGGTCTGTAGCAATCTGAAGTCCAGTTAAAAGGTCATTGGCCGCACTGTCAGGGTCTACTGGTGCATACGTTTGATAAGATTCCATTGTCAATCCCCAGGACTGATCTATGTTAATCATATCCGCCTGCATCTCATTATTGGCACCAAGAGCAGCAGAACGTCCATAACGCTGATCTACTATCTCTCGAGCTTTTTCTTGGAATGCATCGTAAGATTCGGCAGATGGCGCTCCTTCCATGTAGCCAGAAGCAGCGTTATCTGCGTTAGTCAGGAATGACGGAAGATAGTCGACGCGACTTCTGTTTTCAGGGTTGGTTTCAAAATCAGTAATCTTTCTCTGATACTCAGAAAGAGATCTGTTAAGCCACTGTGCTTCTTCTTTTTTACGATCTTCTTCTTCGATCTTATCGCGTGTCTTTTTATTGATTACAATAGAACGACCAAGTCCGCCAATAGCGGTACCAAGAGAAGATATGTCTGCACCAAAAGCTCCTTGCGGTGCTTGAGTAGAAAAGTTAGTTCCTCCAAGGATGCTTGCGTTTGAAAATGTTCTAGGAATGTCGGGCATATTATTTAACAGTTGGGTAGTTAGCAGTTACATCAGAAACTCCACCAATGATTGATGAAGCTACACCGATCTTGCCTTCTTTACGGGCATTCTTACCTTGACTAATAAACAGATCAGATTTAAATTTCTCACCGAGTATAGCTTGTTTACCTTTATAGAGAACAGACATAACGTCAAGATCTTCTTGAACATTTGTTTCTGCCATAAGATCGCCAGTAGACCCGTCAATGGAGATACCGGCCTTAGTAGCAGAAGCAATCTGTGACCCACGAAGTCTACGGTATTTTTCGCGGATACGAGTAGCCTCATAATCAGACTCCTCACCCATAGCTTTTGCATTGAGTAGGGCAGTTTGAGATTGATACTTTGCTTGTTCGTCAGCAGCCTTACCCTGCTGATAAGAGCTGTATGCTCCAACACCAGCACTAGCAACAGCTGCAGCCAAATAGATAAATTCGATTCCGGTCATTTTATTTTTGAGTAGACTGCATGGTCGATTGCAGTGGTTGAGTGTTTACGTAATACGCCTTCGAATTCAAATCCTAAAATCTGAGCAAAACGATGATAGTCTAATCTTGAATTTTCTACGAACATTTGGACGCGGTGCAATCCACGATTAAGAACTTCGTTAGTAATCTTTTTAAATTGTTTGACCATCCAGACAGGGTAACAATTAAGTTTATCTGTGCTAAACAACCAGCATTCGCCAACCCCGTTGTAGACTATATTTATTCCGAATGCACCAATCGATTGACCATCCTCCAGGACAATATAACCCATTGATCTATCATGGATATACACCTGGTAAAATTCTGGATTATCCATCTTTGCGCTAAAATAGTGCCTAGAAATAAATTCTAGGAAATTTTCCTTGTCTAAACGTTCTAGCGTAAGGTTACTCATTGACTTTAATGATTGGCATCAAGGAGAGTATAGTACATGGGTAAGGCTGATCTTGTACAATAAAATATTGCCCATCTCTATTAAAAGAACTTTCATCAGTCAGTTGGATAATTCCAGTAAACAGATCAGGCGACTGACCCATAACCCCGTTAGTTTCACGGAAACTTCTTGGTATCTCCATCTGATTTAGATCACGACCGTATTTAATACCGATTGTATTAAGCAACTGGCAATCGACACGATGAACCTTTTTTAGTTTACCGTGAGAAGTACCGAACTGGGAACCATCATCGGTAGGCAGGGTCTGCACTCTAGATTCGTAGGTATATCCAACTAAAACGTCAGTGGCACTATATTCAAGCTGTATTTGACCTGAAACTACTGTTCTATCAGGATGAATCGCATTGTTTGCTACCACAGTAACTAGTTCTCCTTCAAGGTGACTAAGACCAGTAACAGTTGTAATTGCAGCACCCTTGTAATGGTAAGAGCAATCTAGATAATTCATACCATCTTTATCCGTAGGACTAGAAGGATTAAACTCATCGTCAAACCGCTCAATATAGCGTTTGGTAACTCCGTTAATCGTCCTTCGGACAATCATGTGCAATCGATCCTGCTTACCTACTTCTGAGGGAATAGAAGCAATTGATTCGACAAAAGCGTTACCACCTAGTTCATGATTTGTCCAGGCATAAACTTCTTGATCTTTCTCGTAAGTAAGAGAAATTAGTTTACCATCAGCGCCGAGAAACCAGAGTACTGAGTTTGGTGTCTGGGTGTAAGCCATATCAACAGCTGAGATGTGCTTACGGAAAATGTGTTCAGATATAACAGTTGTATCAGATGCTACAAAAGAATCAATCTCAAAGTTGTACATTAACTCACGTAAACGCTGTCCATGATTTTGTACAAACAATGTGGAAGGACCAATCTTAATAGGTCTAATGTTTGACTCTGACCCGTATGGAGTTTGAACTGTTACGTTAATGTTAGTTGACGTAAGTGCTTCACTTATAGAGGTAGGTTTAATCTGGAACTCTTCTCCATTAGTGCCAATAAGAAGTACTGGTCCAGATTGAGCCCAAAGAATAGTGTTTACTTCGCCAGATACAATGCCTATATTGATTCCGTTATCATCAAGAACTTCTCCTAATAAGTTAGTAGTTGCAAAAGATACATAATCATCTGCTTTACTAAACCAGATTCTATTCTGCTCTAGTTTTGTTCCTGCATAAACTAGGCGACCTTGGTGGAATGTAACAACACGGGGGTAATTTCCAGTAAACCACGAACCAAGTCTCCAATCTGTTGTTTCCCCATTATTTATGTAATTACCCGCATCAAGTGGATCCCTAGGAATCATGTTACCAAGAGATACGTTAGCCTCAGTTGTGCTAGTAATAGAAGTGATTGTTCCCCACACTATTTTGCCACTAAAATTAAGTCGGAACTGACGACCTATATCATCAGGAGTTAAAAATAAAGGAGCGGAAGAACGCAGTACACCTGTAATAGTTTCATCACTAAAAGAAAGTTGGCCTGCTGTACCACCTAAAGGGAAGTGCATGTTTACGTTAGATGCAGTTCTATTCATAACATCCGCAGCATAACTATTTGGTGAAGTACCCACAACTTGCGGAATCGGACTATGCGTAGTCATATAAGCCCACTGACCAACAGCAGCAGGATTACGAATAAAAGATTGTTCTGTTTCAGTTGACCATATAGTTCTAGAAGATAAGACCCTGCTAGTTCCGTCAAATGTAATAACGGCGGACTTATCTAACTGTTTTAAGTCAACTACTCTTTCAACAGGTTCGATATAAACTACTTTACCAGTTGGGATTGGAAGAACAGGTTGTATGCCTGCATAAGCAAAACCTAATTGTAAAACCCCGTCTTTCCAATATTCTACGCCTCTGTTGACATCTATTATAGAAAATTCATTTTCTGTAGAAGTAATTTTAGCTTTATGTTCTACATCTGCAAGCCACAAAGTAATTGACGAATCCCCTGGTTGAGGAGATTGGTAAGGACCGTCTTCTGTAGTAGCAAGTTCTATCGCCCAGTCATCAACATCGTAACTTAAAACGCGTCTAGGGGCACGATCTGGGTGGGCAACATACAAAACATCTGCTGACTGAGTATAGTATATCTCGGCTAATTGTGCAGATGAATATGTAGTTACTAAGTTTACTGGAACTCCTGTGTTAAGAACTACAGCATCGTTATTTATTATTCGAATGCTGTTATTTCCAAACTCAAGAATATAGGCTTCCTGAATAGACGGTCTAAATGGAACTAACTTGTGTACCTTAGTGGAATCTTTTACTTCAGTAATAAACTTAGTTCCCATTCGGCGAACTAACCCACCCTGTGGTTGCACAACGAAATTAGTAATTTCTGCTGCACCATTCTTAAACCGAGCAGTATCAAGACGACCTCCCATTGCTGGAGATACCTCACCAGCAGAAAAGTTTGTCTTATGTAAGTTTGCCTTTTGCATATTAGTTAGTCCCTGGATCTCTTACAAAGCGTGAACCTCGGCGAGCTTCAAGAAGATCGTATGAGTCGAAACTTAATTGAGAACCCTCTGTCGACTGAACAAACTTCGCCATTGGCATGAGGTTCTTAAATCCCCGTAGAGCTTCTTCGCGAACGGTTTCGGATTCAGTAAGGTAACGAGCAATTTCATAGGCAAGATACCACTCAAAGCAATCAATAAATAAAGCGTCGACGTTGGTAAAATCCTCGAGGTTGCGGATATATTTAAGCGATACTGAGTCAATGTTGCAAAGCAACCAAGAACCCTCAACCTTCCATTCGCCGTCATAATCATATAGATCTGTAATACGGAGATAGTCAGAAGGGAGAGCAAACTTGTACTCATATTCGAAAGCAGGTAGAACAGGGTCTGGGGCCAGCATGACTCGTTCAGCAGCAAATGCCCAAGGATAGAGACGCAGAACGGTACGGCGTACTTTGTCATATTCAGACTGACAAGTTCTAGCCTCCTTGCTCTGTTCATCAAGGGACATGATTCGTGCTATGCCGATCTTTTGAAGGGCACCATTACATATTGATAGGGCGTTGTACATAATTAAGGAAGAAGTAAGAGCCCGACGGTAGTTAAACCGCCGAGCTCTTACAGGTTATCGCAACTAAGGAGATTAGTCCACTACGTAAAGGATAACACCGGAGATCTCGACGTTATCCGCAGGATTAGCTCCTTTGAATGTAGCGTAGAGTTCAACCTCTTTATCCGTTAGGTAAAAGAGACCAGCGGGTTCCTCGAATAGTTCTACTGGAGCAGTAGAAGCGGTAGCAATTGCAATGGAAGTTGCAAGGTAGTCTGGATCGTCAGCCAGCGTTCCCGCTAGGTTGTAGAATCCAGAGTTATCCAGACCACGGAGACCGAGGTCAAGAGTAACACTTGCACCAAATGCGCCGTGCTTAAACTTACCTTCAATAAGACGTGCTTGAGCAGGTAGTTGAAGAAGTCGCACAGTGTCGTTCTGGGCAATTACTCCACCTACTGCATCACGATCAGCTTGGAACTGGAAGTACGCAACGCGTACCCGTCCATGAAGTTCGTTTGGCATTAGGGGACCGTGTCCCAGTGCTTCCCATTGCTTGATTTGTTTTGAATCGAATTGAGCCATAGTATTAGTTCCTTTCTGTTATGTCAGGGATTACTTGGTTTCATCGGCGAGGACCTTCACAACCTGCTCTTCCCACATCCGAGTAGCTCCAAAGGAACCGCAGACATAGACTTGAACGGAGTTGCGCTTGTCACGACGAGGTCCGATATCAGTGTTGACTTCGTCCGCAACACCGAGGAGGATACCCTGACGGGTCCAAACGGGACAGGAACGAATATCTCCCGACTTCGGAAGAATAGAGGGGTGAACACGGATAAACTTGATACCCATGAAGGTGTCGATCTTACCATTGACAAGCGCCTTAATAGCAGCGTAGTCGATGTTGTTGATCTCGTCCTCACGGAGAAGAGAGTTAATCTGCCAGGCAGTAACTGCCATGTAGAGTTCCTCAGCAGCATCCCAGTCAACGGCTTCCTCAAGGTCGAACATGAGGCGGATTTTCCGCAACTTGTCGATCGTAAGGTTGGTGTTACCAGAACCACCGGAATCGTGATAGTTAACCGCAATTTCCTGGGTACCAGGGAATGAGATTGAGGTTTGGCCAGTCTTACCGGAGAAAGAAGCACCAAACGCTGCACGTACGATTTCGATGTCCATGGCACGACCAAGCGCGTAAACGGCGTTGGTGTTGTAGGACGAGGTGGGATCAGCAAGCATACGCAGGCGATCTTTACGGTCAATCAAATCCGCCCAGTCATAATCCTCAGTCGCGTTGCGCCTGCGGTCATGTGGGGTGGAAATGAGGGGAGTGTCGCTGTGGCGGTTTTTGACTTTAACAGCGGCGGTGGGGCCAATTCGGTCGAAGAAATCAAATTCCGAATTTTGGGATTCCATCCTCACATAAGGGCGAAGACGGGATCCTTTTTGTTGGAACTTGATTTGGATATTCGAGTGGTACGAATTAACCAAAGCTGTATCTACTTGGAAGGACATATTTGTTTATTGGTTGGTTGGATTGTGAGTTCCGGTTCCAATAGTCCGCGAATGCGGGTCTTCACCTTATGCTTAACGGTGCATCACGTGTGGGTTACCACAATGATCAGGTTCCGAAGAGTAGTCTGATCTCAGGTATCATGATAACCCAACTGTTATCTGCTGTAAATACTTTTTTTAAAAAAGATTACGATCAATCTTCTGACTTACCTGGGAAAGCAGTGCGGTGAAGTGCAAGCCACTTATCTACTGCTTCTTTATGTCCAGGTGCTTGAGCATCACCCCAGACACGCATGAACTCAGGGTCAGTTTTCAGGCGGACAATCTCAGCAGAGGCACCTTCGATTGAACCAGCAAACTGATTATTTCCACCGCCAACAGCTGCATCATCAAGCAACTTGGTTCCAGCGTTGTGCAGGAACTTAATGATTTGTGGATTGTCTGCTAGACCTGCATTTTCGAGAACCTCAAAGAGTTCTTGACCACCAAGTTCACGAACTGCAAGTTGTGCAGTCTTAACATTAGCTTCGTAGTTTTGGCCCCACTCACCTTTAAGAGTGGTCATTGCTTGCTCACGTTGAGCAACAAGGTTATCGTTATGAGTAGTAAATCCGCCGTTAAGCACGCCATAATACTCGTCAAGAATTGCTTGACCTTGTTGACTGGTAAGACCGAGTTCATGGAACTTCTTGGTCATTTGTTCGTTGACAGCAGAATCGACAGTACCCTCGACTGGAGCAACAGTGGGCTTGTAACCAGTGTGGTCAGAAGGACGACCAAGTTTATTGTAGAATTCCGCACGTTCTTCAGGAGTGGCTTTCTCACCTGGAAGACGGATAGTGTTGGCACCAACCATCGACTTAGTATCAATAGCGGATTTAACAAATCCCGCAAGGTCTTTCGACTGTGTAACATACGGGTTAACCTTAAACTCATCAGGGAGCGTGCCGTACCATGTTTCAGTACCGCCTCCAGTTTGGAGAATAGATCCTGGGGGTGGACCATCTCCGCCGCCTCCGCCGCCGTCTCCGCCTTCTTCGTTAAATAGTAGTCTTAGTTGTCCGAATCGTGTCATAATTGTTCTTCTTCGAGTTGTTGTTCTAGTTCTGTTTCGTTGCGATATGTCGCCTTAAGAAGAGACAGCACTAAGCGCTGCATCCCCTCATTGCGCAAAGATTCGTCACGATCTACACAGGCTACTGCAGTCGTGACACACCCCTTCTTCATTAGATACGAAAGAATCCTTCGTCCTTGTGGTGTGGTAAAAATTTCCCTGCAGTCCCTTTTGAACTGCAGGTATGTGGATACTTCTTTAACTATTCCTCGGATCACATCATACCTCCAAGGTTAATTCCAGAATCGCTAAGATTTTTAATAGCCTTGGAAGCAGGTTCAGCCATTTGAACCATGGCTTGCTGTTGTTCAGCCTCAGCTTTCTGGGAGTTAATGGCTTCCATTTCTTCAGGCGAATAAAGTATCTTCTCGCTTGTTCCCATAGCCAGCGCCATCTCTCTTGAGTAACCTGCCCAGTTGACACTGGCGAAGACCTCTGGGTTAATCTGCGCAGCGGGAATAAGACGCTGGATGTACCTGTCCAGACCCACAGCACGAAGACTTGTCTGAGCGCGGGCAGCAGGAGAAGAGTACTCAATTTTTAAACCACCCTGTATTTCGAATGGTGGTGGATCGATTGCACCGTGCCTGGTGCAAAGAAGGTAGGACAGGGTCAATTGGGGACCAAGTAGTTCCATATTGAGTCGTCCTGTCATAGGCGCAATCTTACGAAGTTTTTCTTCGCGACGATCTTGTGCTTCGTACGCAGTCATCTCTACGTTCTCTTTTTCCAGACGGAAGACATCGTTGTAGAAGTACTTGCGGATTGCCTCACGCTTTTGTTCTGCTTTGTTTTCCGGAATGGAGAAGTTAACAGGTGGAAGAGATTCAATCGGATCAGATCCGGGTTCCTTGTAGTTAACCGCACCAGGGTGAGTCTTAAGTGGAACAAGGAACGCCTCAGAAGGAACGATCAACGGAGGATCAGTTGCTTTCGAGTAACCTTTAAGAAGCTGAAACTCAAGGCGGTTAAGCATCTTAATATCAGGCATTGCCTTAAGTGCAGGACTGCGACCATACACTTCCGTCGACATCTTTAACCAGCGCGGAGTGTGGAAAGGGAACCATTGAAAGCCATCGACTTTTAAGGTCTCTTTAGTATCCATGCAAACCCAAATAGAAGCAAAGTTTTTAGCGGGCTTGATGTGCTGTAAGAAGCGAGTATCAGACCTAGGGATAACCAGGTGGATAACAGTAAGAGGGGTATCAGGTTTTTCGCGTGTCTTTTCATTGAGTTTTGGTGGCATCTTGCCAAATTCTTGCATAACCTGACGCGCTGTCCAGTTAATCTCTCTTACGAGGGTGTCTACAAATCCATCGGAATTTTCTTTAATCCAGCAATCAGCTAGTGCAAACGTCTTGAAGTGCAGTCCGTCTTTCCAGTATTGATACTGTACAGAGGTACCGAACGAACCAATGTCAAGGAATGTTTCAGACATCGAACCAGTATACCCTGAATTAGCTGCAGAGTAGTAATGGTAGATTGTATCTGTAACATGCTCACACCAGAGTTTTACCCGACGATCATTAGCGTACCGAGGGTTAGCAGAACGAAAATCAAAATAACGATCAGTAGGGTTGGCAACATAAGAATGAATCGACGTAGCAAATTCTTCCAATGCATCAACTGCAGTGGCATCATAAATCTGATCGGTGTTACTCTGACCTGGGCTCTTCTTACCAGTAAAGCTATCGGCGTTAGGACGACAATAATCGACTACCTCCTGAAAACGTGAGTTCCAGACTGATCGTTGATTCTTGGCACCAGCCAAGATCAACATGGTTTCCATTGCGATATTGCAGTCCGACATATATTAACCCCCTAGAATAGATGCACCTCTATTGTCGTCCGACATTGAACTAGTAAGGATTGTAGATCCATACCCACGCATTTTACGGCGTGCAGGGTCTCGTTCTGCATTTGTTGCTACAGTTTTAGCAGCTTCAGCAGGACGCGCTGGCGTGTTTGGAAGTTGAGTAGGTTTTGAGGATCCTCCTTTATGGAGGCGTGCAAGGCGTCCGTTCATAAATAAGGTTTCATCCCAGTGTGGTCCATCGTTGAAGTCCATTGTTTTACTTTATTGAGGTTATAGAATCGTGGTTTATTTTTCCTTTCCCAACCGATACGATCAAATCGATTAGGAAGTAAGCTAACAAGAAAAGGCACGTCGCCAACGAGCATATAAACCCACCAAGCATTTGGCTCAGGCGAGATGTATCCTGGGTAGGTAAGATTTTCGTAAGGATCGTGCTCATTTACAGGTCTAACGAGTGCTAAGTTATTTTCATCTTTAAAGACAATACATCCCTGGGTATGCAGATGTAAATATAAATCTTCCTCAAAGCTGCGGGCACAATCTTCATTCCTGTAAACCTCCTCTGCAGCTAGTATTACTTTATCCAAGGTAGTTGTAATCATCTACTGTAGAACTTTTAGGTTTACCTTTTCTCTGCCTTGCAAGATCTTTAGACCGCCATGCAAACATACGAAATGCATCAGCACCGTGGGAAGCCCAATCGTGTACCGGTGTTGTAGAATAGGTCTTCATCATCTCGTTCCATTCTTTACGATAAGATTTTAAGCACTGGATTCCTGTATCACACTTGGTCTCGTCGAAATAACAGCGCGGCAGGATGTTACGTGTCTGCTCGATACCATCTGACAGATCGTGTTTTGCTACAATCTGAAACGTAATACCCAGACCTTTGGCCGTCTCATAACGCGATTTGCCAGATGAGAATTCGCGCACCTTAATATCATGCGGTGCATAGTGACGACCATAAACATATTGCTTCGTATTTAATTCTTTAATGTAGTGTGGTAAACCTTCTCCCGAATTTGAGTAGTAGTCTATGAACCTAAATTCATCTGCATACTCCTGCATAAACCAGATTGTGGTATGGTCGTCAACGCCTAGATCCCAGAAGGTATGCACGGGTAGTAGTGGCTCCCAAGGGCAATTCCGAATCCTCCCCTCGTTTTCTGCGTTGGTCATCTGGGTAGCATAATACGAACCGACCAGAGGAGCATTAAACGAGCAATAATACTCCTGCTGGATCAACTCCTCAGCCATACCATCCTTACGCTCGTCCTCGATGGTTTGCTTATCGACTGCACCAGTATCTTCGATGGACAGGGTCTGGGAAAACCATCGATCAGGATTCTTACGCGCCATCTCATGAAGCGTATACCCATGGTTCTTACCGCGCGGAGTAAAGATGAACATTGCCCACCCGCCGTTCTCCGCCAAAATCGGTCTAATATAATCCCACGCACTAGGATCCTGCAGACTATATTCTGAGAAAACCACCCCGATAGGATTAGTACCAACAATGCTGTCAACATTGTCCGAACCAACAACACGGTACTTACTCCCATTAATAAGGTCAATCTGCAGGTCAACCTCACGCTTCCGTGTAATCAACTCTTTGGGAAAGGAATCAATAAACGGCGTACCATCGCCTGTCATACCTTCCCAGACAATTTGCTTACCCTGTTTATATGTAGGCAGTACGTGCCAGTATGTGCCCACGCGCTGGAACGACTTCATGGCACAGATGTTAATTGCAGTTAAGTCCTTCCCTCCACGTCGATGCCACACCATTGATGCGCGCAGACCTAGTTTATCCTGCAACATATAGTTCCAGACTGCTTCTTGATAAATACGTGGAGTATAAAATGCGGGTAATCTAATTTCAGGCATCGATAACTTTCCCTCTCGATTCTACTTGTTTGTGGCTCTGTGTACCGTCTGGCATATTTAGAATAACCGTAACGGCGTTGTTGGTCATTCCCTTGTGATCGATCGACTTTAACTGAGGATGGGTATACTTCAGCAGTTCCAACATTAGGTGCCTACGCTCGTTAGGTTTCATAACGAACTTGCCATAGTCTGGGCTGTTAATGTCTTCCTCGCGCTCGTTATACATGCGTAAGAGTTCCGCAGCAGGATCTAGATCTTGCGAAATAAGTATATCTCCTAGTGATGCAGGCTTATCCGGGGACAGGGTCTTGGGCGATTGATCGGTAGCTACTAATCCTACTGGTGGCGTGGATATACGAACGGCCGCACCCATACGTGGTTCGTTGCTCATGTTCAACGGAGCCTCGATCATCACAGGACCAGTCGCTCCGATAGTCACAGTGGCCAACTCCTTCTTCCGCCTCTGCAGTTCTTGGATCTCCTCCACACTCGGGACTCGTTGCTTTTCACGTTTGGCCATAGTCTATAGGTGCATATTTAACCAAATTCTGGTTACAAAAGTAAATATAAAAGCTTCGGAGGGTCAATGTTCAAGACCCTGTCTGTACACATAATTAGAAATGTATTACCGACTATTATTGTGTTATTACGACCAGACCTTTGTAAGTGATTGATAGTCAATGACTTATAATTATTATATTACCTATTAGGACTTTTTTATCAATTATTTTTTTATTTTCGATTTTAATCAAAAATGATAATAACCCTAATACTAGCCTACGGAAGGTCTTGATAGTCAATGACTTATAAATAAACCGACCCAATAACTTACATAATAATCCGTAATATCTTATATTATCCCTATATCCTCAAGCTCTGCGGGTGACGGTTTACGATATCCGAATCATGCGCCAGATTTCCCGGAATTTTTATATGGGTCCGTATCATACTCCGCGCGAAGTGAAAAGGCCCCCCAGGCCGGTCCACGGGCAGGCTCACGCGCGCGCACACGCACGGGCACGGGCACACGCACACCGGCACGGGCGCACGTATGCGTTACGCGCGTGCGCCTCAATTCGCGTACGCGCCTGCCTCAACTCGCGTACGCACGCACACGCACGCGCGCTAGTCTTCCATGTGCATATTGGTTAAGCTTTCTTAATTAAATAAAAAAAATAAATTTGGTCGTAAGTCATTGATTATGAACGAGTTACGTTTTGCGTACAAAAATAATTGTATACGAATTTCCCTGCTTGGGTATAATAAAAACGAGCGGCGAAAACAGACCGCGTCACATAACACACACACACATATATATGAAGAGAAATGAAATCGTATCGGCATTGCAATCAATGACTGCAATGAGCAAATCAGAAATGACCGCAGCAATCGAAGCATTGATTGCTGACCTAGGTCCGGCAACCACTGCTGATGCAGGCAAGTTGGTTTATTTTGTCACCATCAATGACAAAGTTGTTGACCCTGCAATGAAGTATCCCAAGCAGATGCTCACATGCCATGACATCATCCACGAAAAAGCTGCTGGCAAAACCGTGTCCCGCGCTGAGATTCTCGGCTGGATCGGCGAGGAGGCTGAAAAGCTGAACACCAAGCAGACACCTGAGCGCATCTACGCCTTCTACCAGAAGCGCATGGAGGACGAGGGCTGGCTGACCCGCGCCAAGGAGCGCGTAATCGCATAAGGAAACACGAATCGAGGCCACTCGGCGCAAGCTGGGTGGCCTTTTTCGTGCAGTTTTGGCTCATGGAGGTGAACAGAGGAGTGTTGCCATCGACCACGGTCCTTCCACCAACTGCCTACTCCGTCATCCGCTGCCAACTGCCCAGCAACAATAATTCACTGCCCATGTAGAAATGTTATATTATAAGACAACTCATTGTTATTACGAATTATTATCTGGTTATTAGGATCAAATTATTTATAAGTCATTGACTGTTAATGACTTATAAATAAATATATTGGGATATTATCATTTTTGATCAATTATTTCAATTTACTCATTCAGGGTCTCTATGAACCACTTAAGTTTACCAATCTCTGGCAACTCCATGGAAGAAAAATTAAAAAAGTATAATAATGACCCAAAGTCATAATAACCATAATAACTTGCACCCTTACCAGACTGAAAAGTGTATAAGGAAGGACCCTAAGTCATTGACTATAAAGGACTTACAAATCTTATCGCTCCCGAAAACGTCTGTCACGCTGGTAATTATTCATAATATAATCGGTAATAACAAGGTAATAATCGGTAATATACATTAATAAATATATCCTGGTGTGTACCTTTTTAATGTACATAGATTCTACACATACTACTATGAGGTCGTTGCCCGTTATTGGACGGGTATCACAATCAATAACCAACCGCAATAACATGAACTCATTAAAAAATCGCTTATACGCAGTAATACAAGAACATCACGATGATAGTCACAAGCTTATCGAGCAGATGACAGAAGGCCTACTTAACCATGAATTAGAACTCGATGGTAGATTCGAAATGCTTTCAATCGTACAAATGACTTGTTTAGCAGTAAGTGCAAAATCAGGTACAATATCAACCGTATACTTCCTCGAACAAGTAAACGAGCTTGCTGATAATATGTGGAAGCATCATTGCAAACTCGTAGGCATCATGTACAACTAATATGAGCGCAATCATATACACGCCACTCACAGCGGAAGAACTAAGAGAAAAGTTTAACCGCAAATCCCTGCTACAGGGTGCAAGATCCTATGCTCTTATCAATAAGCTGCATAATAAAAAAGACGGGCACGCGCATACATGGCTGCTTGTAGGTGTGGATAATGATCCGCGCTACAAATACATCATCTGGGAAGCAAGCCAAGGCACTGGTGCAGGCTACTATTTCTTTCCTGAAGAGCAGGAGATGTGGACATCGAATAACACATTAGACGAAATACTTTTATCTATAAGCGAGAATACGTTTTATGACGTATTTGAATTTGTAGAATGGGAAACACCAATCAGAGAACAATGGATACAACGCATATGATCGAACAATACATAGAACAAATAGTAGCACAGAAATACGGACCGACTGCTGTAGTAAAACAAGACAATACTGTAGATATACCAGACGGTAAACTAATAACCGCAACCATAAATAAAAAGAACACACTTGTACCAGCAGTGTTTATGTGCACGAAGGTGCCACGAGGTTACGTTGTACAAATGTTTGAACATACACACCAAGTATTAGTTCCTACAAAGTTATAGGCAATACCCTCACCATGAGGTACCCACCAGGGAGATTGTAGGGTCAAGATATACACCTACAATCTCCCTGGTTCATTTATTACAGATACGACACTTTAATATGTACCCTGGTTCTACTATACTCTACCATATACCTAGTCTATGACACCACAACAAAACATCGTACTGGACGCTCTCCAGTCTATAGCAAATGCGAATGGGTTCCACCTAATCGCATACACACCCGGTCAGGTAATGACCGTCAAAATCGATCCTCACTACATCGATTTACTACAAGACCCTGACCCTGTCGAGCGCAGGGAGGGAGTCTTGCCACGGCTCGTAGAAGATGCGACCCATGTCTCAGTCCCAAAGCCGTTGGAGCGGACGATCAATCCGGACGATCTTCCACCGAAGCTCCGCGACTTAGTGTCCGACTCCAATGCAAAGCGTATATGCGGACAGTGTGGCATGCCGCTACAAGGCGGTAGCTGCTTCGAATGTTCCATATTGCCAGCAGGTAACCCTGAACCCGGAGGTAACTATGGAGAAGACTAATTCCAGCTACGACTTCCCTATCACTGACAAGATGCTCGCCGCAGTGTTGGTTAAAAACAACACGAACGAATGGTTTCGCTTCGACCTATGGGAAGATCGCATATTCATTATGACGCGTCGCGAGGAGTACCAGAACTGGGAAGACTACGACGACGGCTACAATGACGAGGATGTCGAAGAGCTGCACAGCATTTACCTTGCTATGTACCAACGGCCTGCACTTAAAAATGCTCCTAAGAAGACCCTGACTAAGGCAATCTGGGGTAAGTTGTATATGCGTGCCAATGATCGCTCTACTACATACCGCACTGGTGCAGTCATTAACGATCATACTGGACAGCGTGAGCGCAAGAGAAGTCTTGATCGTCGTGGGTACAGGGCGATCGAAGGTTCTAACGATGTCCACATGCAGAATCAGGCGATTATAGTTCATCGTGCACTTATAGGCTTACATCAGGATTCTAATAAGGAATTCGTTAGTGAGTCTGACGTGCGTGAGCTTATGGATCGCTTACGCGATAGTGGCTTGCTGAAGACAAAGCAAGATCCATTCCGCATCTTTCAATACTATAGACCTGCTCTTATTAAGGCAGGTAAACTCGAATTCGTAGAATAATATGGAAACAAAAATGAGCATAAACGACGCAATAGAACTTCTAGCCGACATTACCCTTGGCGAACCTATTACACGGGAGAATCTATACCATATACGTTCAGATGTGATACAAGCTCGGGAATCTTTCACATTTAGTGAATATCCTCAGTCGATTCATCTAAAACGTCTGGCGGCAATTAAAGTAATGGAAAAATGGCTTACAGGCGATCCCGCACCAACCAAGCCCGATACCCCTAGAACCAACGCCGCCCTCTTCCACCGCGATAATGGGATGCACCGAGATCATCCCTTGGTGGTGACTGATGATTTTGCCCTCGAACTGGAACGCGAGCGGGACGAGGCGCGGGAGGCGGCAGACAAGTGGGAAAAGATCGCCCACGATAAACTCAGCGAGGTATGTAGGCAGATCGAAAAAAAAAGATTCGTAACCGAGCAGCGGGACAGGCTGGCGGAGGCTTTGAGTCATACAGTCCGCCGCATCAATGACTATGAGGAATACGAAGCTGGTAATAGACCATACCCACCAGATGTGAAGGAAGCTCTTAATTTTGCAAACTCGGTTCTCCAATCCCTAACCCCGAACGCAAAGCTCTCCCATGAGGAGGGCGGAAAGGAGCAACAATGACAGAAAAAACTACATCGCCCGACTCATTGAGAGCAACATCTTGTTCGGTTGAGATGGTCCAACGCTATATTGCGTCGATCCAGCAGGAGCACGACAGATGGAATGCTTTCCGCGAATATGCTATGGCGCGCCAGCAATTTACCCTCGTCGCC